TCCGCCGGGGGCCGCCGTTGATGATCCTCGTCGTCTCGTCCGACAAACTGATGCTTATGGCGTCGGCCTCGTCGCCCCTGATCTTGGCGAACAGCACACGCTCCAGCGTCACCCGGTCGTTGGCGCTGATGCCGAGCTTGGCCGTCTTGACATCATCCTCGAAGGTTCCGCTCTCATCAACCTCGGGCGTCCTCGGATCGTCGGACCTGACCGTCGTATCGACGCCCCCCTTCTTCGCCGCTTCCCTGACCTCGTCAACGGTGAGGGGGTTATCGGTATTCGGGTCCAGTGCGCGGGACATCATGTCGTTGGCGTTGTTGTTCTGGGCCGCCGTCACCTCTCGGTCCTTCTTGACCTCTTGCTGGTTGTGGACCGTCAGCGCCTGCGACTGGAGGCGGAGCCGGACGGTGTCGTCAAGGTTGGGGTACTTGGTCTTGTCCAGCAACTCGGTCGCGGCAATCTCCGGCGCTTCCTTGATCAGGAGCTGGGCGCGGGTTGTCTCTTCCTTCTGGAGGAACAGCTCCTTGGTCGCCTGCCGCTCAAGATCGGTGATCAGGCCGTTATCGAAGTCCTCCTCGACCATGTCCGTATAGGTTTTGATGAGGCGCTTCTGCTCGGGGATGTTCCCCGACAGGGCCGCCTGTGCCGCCGAGCTTGAGATGGTGTCCCCGCTGTCGGCCAGTACGGCCTTGGCGTGGGATATCTGCTTGGTGCGCCCGAGGGTTTTGGTGTTGAACTGGCTGGTAACGGAGAGCCGCTCGTAGCTGTCGTTGAACGCCCTGTTGACATGGGAGCTACCCGGCATCGCCGCCAAGTCTTTCTGGGTCTTGGTCTTGAAAGCCTCGAACTTGCTGTCGAAGGAGGCGAAGTCGGTGTCGGTCAGCCGGTCATTCTCAAACTGCTTGAAGGCTTTGATCGCCGCCGTCTCTTTCGCGTTCAGATTGGTCTTGTCCTCCTGCGCCTTGAAGGCTTGGTTGATTTCCTTCAGAGCTGAGAACTGGCCCTGCACGGCCGCATCCCTCTCCCTGAACGAGGAGGCCAACCCGCCGAGATCGACGCCGGGATCGGAGGGGCCGGGATCGGCTATTCTGAACGAGCCACTGCCGGGTACTTTAGTCATCAGACAAGGAAGTCCTTCACACCTTCGGTTAACAGGGCGACACCTCGTGCCGTCCCGGTCTGTCTCGCGGCCCTTGAGCGGAGACGGTTAATCTGCCCCGACTGCTCCAGCCGGGTTGCCGTTACCTCGCCGCCGGTCCTCACCCGCTCGAAGCTCAAGGAAATATCCTGCTCGACGGCGGCGAGGAGGGCGAGGTTGTTGCCGGGCCGGTGGGCGCGGAGCGTTCCTAGCTCCAAGTCTCCAGCTCGGCGAACATCGTCAGCTCGGGCGATCGCCAGTTGCCTCTCGCGGTCAGCTCGTTGCTGGTCGATCTGCGCCTGCCTCTGCATGATCGTGGCCTGTGTGTTTCCGGCCTGTTGTGCCGCTCCGGCGGTGAACAGCGAGAAGGCACCGCCAATCAAATCCTTGGCCGTGAAGCTGAAGTCGAAGAAACCGCCAGCCGCCGATGCCGCCTGCGAGGCGGTGCCGAAGAGAGCTGTCGGGCCGAGGATCGCGCCGGAGCCGAAGAGGACACCAGCGTTGCCGATCAGTCCGGCGGTCGCCGGAACGAAAGTCGAGGCCGCGACACCAGCCGTAACTGCCGCGCCGGTCGAGGCGGCGACGGCCGAGCCTGCAATAACTGGTGTGCCTACGAGAAACGGCATTACATAAACAGGACGTATCGCATGTACGTCTCCCCATCAGGGCCGAAGCGATGCATGGCCGGTCCTTCAACCTTCATTCCCATGAACTCCGCCCACTTGCGTTGCATTATCTTGTCCTTGTCAATGGCGGCCTGAAACCGATAAATCCCAAACCGCCGCTTTGCTTCTTCGAGCGCCCACTTGCTGGTCTTGCAGAGCGTCTTCTTGTACTTCCCGATGTCTGTGCAGGCGACCACCCATATCTCAGCCGTCCCCCTGCACACAATGGCTATTCCGATGGAGACGATCGGCTTGTCGTCCGCGAAGACGGTGATGCAGGGGCCGTTGGCCGCCGCCATGCTGGCGCGGCTGTTGAACTCCGGCCCCGCCATCTCTCCTCTCACGTCCATCATCTGTAAATGCCATGCCTCAAAATCCGCTATCTTGACTACGGTCATGCTATCTCTTGAAGTTCGACCTCCGGCGCTAGTCCTAGCAGTGTTCCCGGCACTGGGCCATCAATCTGGAACACGAACCTCGGATCACTCTCGAAGTCGCCTTCAAACTCCCTGAAAATTTCCCCTGTGAAGAGAGGCGTCCCACTGTCCATCGTGTCGCTCACCTCCCTGAAATCCAACTCTATCAGATCGCTCGTCGTTGGGCCAATTTTGGCCGTGTGAGCATTTAATAGAACCAGTGTCGCCGCAAAAATGCGTTTGTCTTTTCCTACCAAGGTTCCAAGTTTGCCTCCTCCCTCCAGCTTCAATGACTTGAGCCGGGACGTGTAACCCAACCCGATGACCGCCGTCGAGACGGCATTCTGTAGCTTGATCTCGCCCTCTGGATTGACGACCTGTTGCGGTTGGATCGCGCCGTCGCCCCATATCTGAACCGTCTCGCCGATCAGGTGCGTCAGGCCGACGATCTCGGTCGTCGCCGATCCGGTGTACGACAGGCCACTGTCCACATAGAAGGCGTCCTCCTGCGTGTCGCCCGTCTCGAAGTCCCGCTCAAGGAACTCGACATACCGTTTGGTCGCACCGTTGATGGTGCGCTCGATGATCACCCAGACCTCGTCCCGGCCCAATGAGCTGGTGGTGGCGTTGCCGGGGATCACGGCGACCGTTTCCATGACAGGATCGCCCGTGCCGAAGGAGCCTCCGAAGATGTGGCGGCCCCAGCCGATGACATCCTCGTCCCTCAGATAGGTCAGGGCGGCGGCTTGGCCGTCAGATCGCACGTTCCACAGGATGCTGTTTGGCTCCTGCGCGAAGTCCATCTCGTCAATGCCGCCCCTCGTCGCCTGCCGGGCCAGCCGGGTCATGTCGAAGGCGCGGTTGCCATCCACCTCGAAGTGGAACGCGAACTCCCTGACCTTGCGCTTGGCCTTCTGGAGGAACAACACCACATGGCCGACCCTGATCGGCTGAACCTTGGCCGAGCCGTGCTTGGTGTGGCGCTTGTAGTCCACGTCGGTAGGCGTCAGCACAGCACCAACCGATTTGGGTTGCCACTCGCCGCCGGTCGTCCCGACCACGAGCTGGAGGCCGGGCGACATCCACTGGATCGCGTTAACGTCATCAGCGGAAAGGGTGAAGGGGAAGGCGTCATCGTCGGCGACGGTTGCGGCGTTGTCGTCCGGCGCATGGTTCTCGAAGTCGGCGGTCTGACTGTGCCAGATGTCCTGTGGCTGGGTGTTTGTTGCCGCCACCACAAGGCGCTGTTCCCAGAACGATCCGTTTTGCGGCCAGCCCCTGATGTCCGACCATGCACCAAACTGGTAACTGATCGTGGCGTCGGTAGTATCAAAATCCTTGATGATGTCGATGGTGGCGTTCTGGTCGCTCTCGACCGATACAATCCGCGCCCAGCCGAAGGAAACGCCGGAGGCGGGGTTGCTGATCCTGACGAGTTGGCCGACGCTGTCAGCGTCGAAGGGCGAGAAGCCCGACGCCACCAGACCAATATCGATCCCGGTCGTCGCGGCCGGTGCCAGCGTGAACCTCGTATCAGTGTTCTCGTCCTGCCACGGCCCGTTCTGCCAGTCCACCTCGATCAGGCTCCACCTCGTATGCCCACTTCTCGTGAGCTTGTAGCTCCTCTGGTCGGCATGGAAAAAGTATTTGATGTCGGCGCTCTGTGGCCCCTCAATCTGAAAGAGCTGGGCGGTGGTGTACGGGGTGCCGATCTCAAGCGCGGCGTCCTGAATGATCGACACGTCATCGATCTCCACCGTCTGGTTCTCGTGGACCCTGAACTGGAGGAAGAAGTTGCCGCCGGGCGTGAAGCTGTAGACGTGATAGCCGGGCTGAAACTCGACGTTGTCCACGATGTCGGACGCCTGCGTTGAGGAGCCAATGCGGAGCGTCATGTTGTCGTTGGTGTTCCCGACCAGCCGGAAGCGCAGGCTGTGTTCCTTGTTGATGTCGGCGGTCGGTACTATCACCTCCTGCTCGGCGACGGCGTTGTCGGCGGCGGAGGTTCCGTTGAGCTGGAGGCGCTTGGTTGTAGCGTTGTGAGAAATCGAAGACGAGGCGTCCGACTGGTCGCTCCATGCACTGAGGTCGTCGGTGAAATTTCCGTTCTGCACCTGTGTGCCGATGTCCTCGGTGACGATCTGCCCTTGGTTCCTAAAGAACCGCATGTAGCCATTGCCCAGCTCAAGGATGTAGGCCTGCGTGGTGGAAAACTCGAAGCGCACCAGCCGGGTCTTGGCCGAGCTGTCCTTGACCTCGGCGACAAAGCGGGTGCCGGACCTTCGCATGGCACCGCCCTCGGGGATCGGTATGAAATTGAGAAGTTCGGCGACGGCGTTCTGATACTTGCTGAAGTCAGTGCGCCCGATCATGCGCTCACTGAGTTCGCCCGCATTTACCTGTGGCTGGTATGGGTGGAGGACAGTCATTTAGCGCGCCCGATCTTCAACCCATGAACCCTCTGGCTGTTGCTCTGGCTGGTCCTCGGTGGCGTCAGCCGACTTCGCTTCCGACACCGCGATGTCGCCGTCCTTTTCCAGCCTATCCCTTAAACCTTTACCGGCCTTAATGGTTGTTGAAAACTGCTTCGACAACTCGAAGGCAAGCGCCTCGCGGAAGTCGGCGGTCATCTGGTTGGGATCGCTAACCTCCTTGATATAGGCGATGTATAGTTCTTCGGCGCTGGAGTGGTAGCCCTCGGCCTCGATGTTGAATGACACACTCCCCACCGCCGCATCGTTGTCATAGACGGCAATGTTCTTCAGCCAGTCGGTCGGCTTCACATAGATATAATTGAACCCGCTGTCGGGGGTGTCTAAGGAGCGGGACAGTTGCGCCCGTGTCTTGGCGAAGTTCCATTTGCCGGAACGGAGCATTCTGTCGCGTACATCATCATAAAGGTCGTCGGCAAGATTGGCGTTGCGGCTACCGTCGTTGCGGCCGGTAATCCTCGATGCACCGAGCTTGCGGAGGGCCGAGTTGATAATCCCGATTTCTGAGGCCATGTAGCGTCATCCTTCAGGCCGCCCCCACCCGGCGTTCCTCGGTCACCTCCGCTTGGATCACACTCCACGCATTGTCCCGGTCGTCAGACGAGCATGGGAAGCCACAGAAGGGTTGGAGAAGTCGGGCATCTGGCAGGCCGCTTGTCGTATAGAAGTCCCTGTCCTCTGCGTCAGGGTGTTTCAACATGAACTGCTTGACGCCAGCGATAATGATTT